GTTGTGTCTGAAAAAGATGAAACAGTTGAAGGAGAAGTAGATGAAAAATTTGAATCTAAAAAACAACAAAAATATTTCTTCTCTAAATGTGGTGACGGAAAAACCAAAGAACAAAAAAAATGGTGTAAAATGGCGGATGAATTCTCAAAAAAGACTAACTTTGCCAAACTACCTGAAAAGAAAACGGAAACTAAAGAAGGTTATTTAGATATGGTACAAAACGCACACACTAAAATTATGTCAAATAAAGTAGGACAAGTCCAACCAAACCCTAAATTTGTAAGTGAATTAGAAAATAGAATTACAAAATTAGTTGAGAAACACATTACCCCAAAAATGAGTAAAAAAGATTTTTTAAGTCTTTTAGATGAAGGGTCAGAAATTGCTCCGGCAAAACCAAAAACTAAACCAACAACAAAACCGGGAACTGATTCTCCTTACAAACCTAAACCTGGTGTTAAACCAGCTCCAAAGGCGAAAAAAGAAATTGGTGAACAATCTCCTGAAATTGCTCCGGCAAGACCAACGGTTAAACCGGGAACAAAACCTAAAAAACCGGGGTCACCATATAGTCCTAAACCAGGTCCTAAACCAGCTCCGAAAGCAATTAAAAAGAATTTACCAAGTTGGTTGTCTTTTAATGAAATAGGTATTAAACTTAAAGGGTAATGAGTGTAAATTTAAAAATGGAAAAGATATTGAAATCAAAGGCGAATTTAGAAAAAAAATTAGTTAACGAAGGTTTAACAAAAAGAGAACAGTCAATTTTAAACGAAATTAAATCTAATTTAAAAGAGGCTCCAATTAGTTATGAAGGTCCTGAAAGAATGGAACCAGGTATTGAGAGAAAAATAACTTCAAGACAAACTCCTTACGCTGAACATCCAGCATTACCAAAAGATGGTGATACTGATTATATTGAGGTTATCTCCTCAAAGCGTTTTAAAGACTCTGTTGATAAAGTAAGACGTTACTTGGGTGATACTTCCGCTATACAAGGAAATAACCCTATGATGAACATTATGCAAACCGTAATGAATAGTCTACAACAAATTATGAGAGTTGAATCTCAAAATAAAGAATATCTTGAGAATTTGGCAGTTAATTTAGTTAAAAAAGAATTGGGTATACCTGAAGGGTCTTTACAATTTGATGCTCAACTTATCCAACGACCAATGGGTGCTGCTCAAGGAATGCAAGCGGAACCGACACAACCTAGTGAAGAAGAAGTTAAAGACGCGTTTAAAAAGGCTGAAGAACATAGTGAAGAATTACAAGATTTTGCCGACGAATTTGAACAATTTAATTTAGAGAAGGCAAAAAGAAGAATGATTAATTCTCTTATACAAGGAGCAGCGTTTAAAGGTGGACATATGTATGTTTTACTTAGCGACGAAATCAATAGACTAGACCCTAATTTATTAAATCTTTATGGTGTAACCCAATCATTAATGGAACATTTATATTGGTTATATCCGGATATGGAAGGTATGGCAGCCGGAGGTGGTGGTCAAATGGGTCAAAGTGAGGTTGATGAAGAAACTGACCCACCAACAGTTAAAGCGAAAGCAATGACATTCCCTTTATTAATTCACGAATTAGTGAAAGGTGTTTATGAAGTGTTTGGTACTCACGGTTTACCTGATGACCCAAGACAAGCTGAAATGGTTTTAGGAGCTGAAGATACTTTACCTGCTGAGGTATGGGATTCTAGATTAGGACCAATATTTTGGGAAAAATTTATTGAATCATATCCTGACAAATTATTTGACGATGATATGAAACATATCCAACATTACTTATTTGTTAGATTTTCAAAATTATCGGCACCAGAATTTATGAGAGTTGCTAAATTAATTTTACAAGGTGACCCAAAAGGTGGTGAATTTATCCAAAGAATGGTAAATGAAATCGTTGAGGATTTGAAAAAAGACGAATATGATGAAAAAATGGGTTCCGATGATGAAGATAACGACGACTACGGTGATGACGACTTTGATGATTTTGATTTGTCAGAACTAGGGTTCTAAACAAACAAAACGACAATGTATGTCAAATTTAACAAGAGAACAAGTATTAATAGAATATGTAAAATGTCATAAGGATGTAAGTTACGCGTTAAAGACGTATCTACAGACTTATGACAATACTGTTTCAAAATATGTCCCATTAGAATTATTCCCCGACCAAATAACCTTACTTGAGGATTACGAAAACAACAACGAAAACATTGCGTTAAAATACCGACAAGCAGGTGTAACAACCGTTACCGCAGCTTGGGCGTCAATGAAATTATCGTTTGCCAAAAAAACAAAACCAGAAAAAGTTTTGATTATTGCCAATAAGCTTGATACATCCATTGAGATGGCGAACAAGATTAGAGCATTTGTTGCCCAATGGCCTGAATGGGTTGGTATTGGATTTTCCCCTGACAAAAACGCTCAAAAACATTATAAATTACTTAATGGTAGTGAAGTTAAAGCGGTTGCAACATCAAAGGATGCACTTCGTGGATTTACACCTACAATCCTAATATTTGATGAGGCGGCGTTTATTGAGGCCGATAATGATTTCTGGTCTGCTTGTATGGCATCCCTATCTACGGGGGGTAAAGTAATTGTGGTTTCAACACCCAATGGATACGACCCAATTTACTACGAAATTTATGACCAAGCGTTAAGAGGTATGAATGACTTCAAGATTACCGAAATGTATTGGTATCGTGACCCTCGTTATACTAAAGATTTATATTTAGTTAAAACCGAGGATATAATTCATTACCTTTTAAATAAAGAAGATTACAATGAAAAGGAAATTATTAGTTGGGAGAGCATATCACCATACGAAAGAGATTATAAAGAATTAAGAGTTTTAATGGATGACGGATACAAACCTTGTTCTTCTTGGTTTGAGGCGATGGTTAAAAAATTAAAATACGACAAACGTAAAGTATCACAAGAGTTAGAATGTAACTTTTTGGGTTCCGGAGATAATGTATTTGATTCTAAAATGATGCAAGGTATTCGTGAAAATATGGTTAAAGACCCTATTAGTAAAATGATGGGTAATGCTCTTTGGATATGGAAAGAACCTGTTATTGGTCATAAATATATTATGGGTTGTGATGTATCTAGGGGTGATAGTGAAGATTTTAGTTCATTCCAAATTGTTGATTTTGATACTAATGAACAAGTTGCCGAATATGTTGGGAAGATACCACCAGATGTTATGGCAGAAATAGCCTATAAATGGGCAACAATGTATTCATGTTTTGTTGTTATTGATATTACCGGAGGAATGGGTGTATCAACAGCAAGAAAAATGCAAGAGATGGGGTATAGAAATTTATATATTGATGGTATTGACGCATCAAATAAATGGAAATACGACCCAAAAGCTTTAGATAAAATACCAGGAATAAATTTTAATAATAAAAGGGTTCAGATTATTGCGTCTTTTGAAGAGGTATTAAGACACGGATTTAAGATTTATAGTACTCGTTTATGTGGGGAAATGAATACTTTTATCTATATGAATGGTAGACCTGACCATCAAAAAGGACACCACGATGATTTAATTATGTCAATTGCTATGGCGACATATGTAGCGGAATCATCATTTAGTAATTTAACCAAAGTAACAGAACATACCAAAGCAATGATTGATTCTTGGTCGGTTAGTAATAATCAGAACATAGGACAATCTATTTCTTTTAATCCGGTTATGCCAAATTTAACCGAAAGAATAAACCAATTTAGTTCCAGTCAAGTTTCCAAAGACGATTATATGAAATATGGTTGGTTATTTGGCGGAAGATAATATTTATTAATTAAAAGAAGATGGGATTTGTTAATAGAAAAAAATCAGGGAATATTATTGGGGGTTCACGACTAGTTGTTAATGGGCAAAATATCTTTAATGTTCAGGTTATTCCACCAGGCTTCAATAAATTAAGTAGTAAACAAGATAATGATTCTTATTTTGAGGTTTCCTCGACACCAACCTCGACACCGATAATAACTCCGACACCATCAATAACACCAACATTTGGTTTGTCACCAACACCAAGTAATACCCCAACAAACACAGAAACACCAACTTCAACACCAACCCCAACCCCAACTCCGACTCAAACACCAACTAACACACCCACTAATACTATAACACCAACACAAACTAATATACCAATTGTATCGTGTAGTCAGTCGTATAGTTCTGGTGGTTTTGGGGTAACCGAATACACAATACCGTTAGATTCAATAGGGGGTGTTATATTATTCCTATTTAGCGCTAGAAATGTTCCGGATAAAATGGAAATAATTCATAATGGTGTTAAAAAATCAACATCTGGGATGTTATCGGATGGTAATTCAGGACCATTTGATTCATACGGTGTACCACCAACTAATTTACCAACGATTGCTCAGACATACGATATTAATCAATTTATTGGTAGAACTAGTTTTAGTACGATTCCTCCGACCTATTATAAAAATATCCAACCAATACCATCTAGAAAAACCGAACTTTTAACTGAAACAGGTTTTGATTTAACATTAACAGGTTCTTACGACCAATTTGTATGGTGGACATACACTCCGTCAGATTATATAATAAACAGTAATGTTATTATTAGAATAACCGGACCTTCAGGTGGATTAACTGGATGGGATTTACAAAGATTATGTCCTGTTCTTCCAACGCCAACTTCAACACCAACACCAACAATGACACCAACTCCCACACAAATTGTAGATACAAACTATTTATTACAAGAGAATTATTTTACATTAGACCAAGAAAATAATAATAAAATTCTAATCAATTAATTATGCCTAATTTACCTATATCACAATTACCTTTAGCGTTATCCGGTCAACCAGAATCGTTGATGGTTATTGTAAACTACGATGTTATTTCGTCAGGAGAAACCAATTCAATCTATTTTTCAGCATTAACTCAACAATTTTCGGGTGCTAGTGGTTCATCAGGAACTAGTGGGACAAGCGGTGAATCAGGTTCATCAGGAACTAGTGGGACAAGCGGTGAATCAGGTTCATCAGGTTCTAGTGGATTTTCTGGGGATTTATATAGAACAACATCTACAACACCTTTAACAATCCAAACAGGAAGTACTGGGACTTTTGTTGTTGGGACTAACTTAGGTTATAGTGTTGCTCAAGATGTGTTAATCGCATATGACTTATCTAATCACATGATTGGTATGGTTGTTAGTTATAACTCGTCAAATGGTGATATGGTGGTTGATGTTGAAACAATAACTGGTAGTGGGTTATATTCAGGTTGGACGGTTAATTTAGAAGGTGCTGCCGGAGGAAATGGTTCAAGTGGTTCTTCGGGAACAAGTGGAACAAGTGGTTCATCAGGTACTAGTGGTTCTTCAGGGTCTAGCGGTATTAACGGATTTTCAACAGGGTTAGTTTATTACCTCAATAGAGATACACCTAACCAAGGTGATGGAAGTGCATCATATTATGATTTAAACCGGTTAATTAGTATTAGCGGACAAACATCTTTATCTCAAACATTATCAGGAGCAACAGCACAATTATTTGGGACATTCATAACACCTAATAATGACCCCAATATTAGTAATCTTGTGGGTGGAAATTGGAATTTTGAAGTATATGCTAATACTACCGCAACAAATGCCGACCACGGAATATATGCGAGAATATACGCATATCATACTGGAGGGACAACTACGTTGTTATCTACTGTTACTCCCGTTCCTGTTCCAATAGACAAGTATCTTGTCCCTACCATAAAGTTATGGTCAATGCCAATTGATGCAGCTAATGTTCTGCCGACAGATAGAATTCTTATAGAATTATATGGTATTGCAATCAATTCACCTTATACTAAAGAACTTACAATGTACTTTAACGACGCCACTATCGGACAAGTAACAACAACATTATCACCATCAATTGCGGGGATTGATGGTTCATCAGGAACTAGCGGTTCTTCGGGAACATCAGGTGCGAATGGTTCTAGTGGAACAAGTGGTTCATCAGGAACAAGTGGTTCATCAGGAACAAGTGGAAGTTCACCAGTTCTACCACCATCAATATCATATGGTTTATTTGCTCAAACAACTAACAGTACTATTGTAACCAATACAACAACTGAATCAACACTTATTGGCACAGGAGTTGGTACATTAAGTGTACCCGCTAATGGTTTCAGTGTTGGTGATAGCTTTAGAGCTGTTTTTGGTGGTGTTATTAACGCTGATAATAATCAAACTATTATAATTAGATTAAGAACAGGTTCTGTTATTCTTCTAGATAGCGGTATTCAAAGTCTTGGAAGTAGTGTTGTAGATGATGTATGGTCTTTGAATGTTGATTTTACAATTAGACAACTTGGAGCTGCTGGTGTAGCATCTGTCGTATCTTTAGGTAGTTTTCATTACACAAAAACTAACAATGCTACGGTTCAAGGATTTGGATTTAATGTAGTGAACAACACAACATTTGACACAACAATTGGTAATACATTAAATGTGACAGTTGAATGGGGAACTGCTAGCACAGGAAACAATATTTATAGTGATATTTTTGTATTGAATAAAGTAAATTAATAATGATAGATAACAATAATAACCACCAAGTTTAATCCAACTTATAAACTATTTATTAATAAAAAAAAATATTTAAATTATTAAGATGGAAAACAATCAAAATAACGACTTAACTGTTTGGCAAAGATTATCCAGAGCTTTTGGACCAAATGCTCTATTGAATCAAGATTACCCAACATATAAGTTAGATAAAAAAGAATTATTAAAAACTACATCTCAAGCAGAGTACGAAAAAGAAAAACTTCAGGCTCAACAAACTTATTATCTAGCCAATCAGTGGACAAAAATTGAGAGTAATTTATATACTCAAGCAGTTTATTACGAACCAACTCGTTTAGCATCATTTTATGATTACGAAAGTATGGAATATACACCAGAAATTTCAGCAGCGTTAGACATTTATGGTGAGGAATCAACTACAGTTGACCAAAATGGTCATATGTTACAAATTTATTCAGAATCAAAAAGGATAAAAGGGATTATTTCAGATTTATTTAATAATATTTTAGACCTTAACACCAATTTACCAATGTGGACAAGAAACACTTGTAAATACGGTGATAATTTTGTCTATTTAAAACTTGACGCTGAAAAAGGTATTGTTGGTTGTATGCAATTACCAAATATTGAGATTGAAAGATTAGAACGAGGTATGGCAGCAAAATCGGCAAATGTTGATGAACCTGCTGAAAACAAAGGGTTACGATTTAAGTGGAAAGCTAAAGATATGGAGTTTAACTCTTGGGAAGTGGCTCATTTTAGATTATTGGGTGATGATAGAAAACTTCCTTACGGTACTTCTATGTTAGAAAAGGCTAGACGTATTTGGAAACAATTATTGTTATCTGAAGATGCGATGTTAATTTATAGAACTTCGAGAGCACCTGAAAGAAGAGTTTTTAAAGTATTTGTTGGTAATATGGATGATAAGGATGTTGAACCATATGTACAACGAGTTGCCAATAAATTTAAAAGAGACCAAGTTGTCGATTCTAAAACCGGAAACGTGGATATGAGATTTAATCAAATGGCGGTTGACCAAGATTATTTTATTCCTGTTCGTGACCCAGCGGCAACATCTCCAATAGAAACATTGCCCGGAGCTCAGAATTTAGCGGAAATTGCTGATATTGAATATATCCAAAAGAAATTATTAACAGCACTTCGTGTTCCTAAAGCCTTTTTAGGGTTTGAAGAAACTGTTGGTGATGGAAAAAATTTATCATTACAGGATATTCGTTTTGCAAGAACTATCAATAGAATACAAAAATGTATGATAGCCGAATTAAATAAAATCGCTATTGTTCATTTATTTTTATTAGGGTTTGAAGATGAATTATCCAACTTTAGATTAAGTTTAACCAATCCATCTACCCAAGCAGATTTATTAAAAATTGATGTTTGGAAAGAAAAAATATTATTGTATAAAGACGCTGTAACGGCGATAGAAGGTATTGCACCTGTATCGGTTACTTGGGCTAAAAAACACGTATTAGGATTCTCGGATGATGAAATTAAATTAGATTTACAACAACAAAGAATAGAAAAAGCCGTTGGTGCTGAATTAACAAATACAGCAACAATAATATCTCACACAGGTATATTTGATAATATTGATAAGTTATATGGTAGTAAATCAGGAACAACACAATCAGCTGAAGTTCCAGCACCACCACCACCGGGAGGTGGAAGTAGTTTTGGAGGAGGAGATTTTGGTGGAGAATCAGATTTGGGTGGAGAACCTGAATTAGGAGGTGAAGAACTCCCACCAGCACCTGAAGCAGGCGGAGAAGCTGAAATAACTCCGGAATCATTTAATAGAAAAGAAAATTGGAATATTTTACTGGAAAGTGGTAATATGACTGATGATGATTCTTATATAGATTTATCCAAATCTAGAAATTCTTTAGGAG